AAGACATCATCTTGCCGTATGGCACAACAGAGATGGATACGTGCTACCGCATCACCCATGTGATGCGTAAGACAAAGAATGAAATCATCAAGCTGCAGCAAGCTGGCTTCTACCGTGATGTTGAGTTGTCAGGCCCTGATAAATCTGTCAGTGATATTCAGAAAGCGAAAGACAAAGAGACGGGCTTCAGTGACATCAATGATGATCGTTACACACTGTATGAGTGCCACGTTGACTTAGATCTTGCTGGCTTCGAAGATGAAGAAGATGGTGAGAAGACCGGCATCATGTTGCCATACGTGGTCACACTGATTCGCGGCACCAATGACATCTTGGCAATTCGTCGCAACTGGGAAGAAGATGACCCACTCAAACTCAAGCGCCAGCATTTTGTTCATTACCAGTACATCCCGGGTTTTGGAGCTTACGGCTTCGGGCTTTTCCATCTTATCGGAGGCTTTGCTAAATCCGCTACGTCACTCATGCGGCAACTCATCGATGCCGGAACTCTTGCCAACTTGCCCGGTGGACTTAAAACCCGTGGCCTGCGCATCAAGGGTGATGACACGCCCATCGCACCGGGTGAATTCCGTGACGTAGATGTAGGCTCCGGCACCATCCGCGACAACATCTTGCCACTGCCATACAAAGAGCCAAGCCAGACCTTGTATGTGCTTTTGCAAAACATTGTGGAAGAAGGCCGCAGGTTTGCCTCTACCGCTGACATGAAGGTGTCTGACATGAGTGGCAACGCTCCTGTCGGTACAACACTGGCACTGTTGGAAAGACAACTCAAGGTCATGACGGCTGTTCAAGCCCGTGTGCACTTTGCGTTGAAGCAAGAGTTGGGTCTGCTCAAAAACATCATCCGTGATTACTCAGACACTGACTACTTGTATGAGCCAGAAGGCACTGCAGGCCCACGCGCCAAACAGTCTGACTACGAACACGTAGATGTGATTCCTGTGTCTGACCCCAACGCCGCGACAATGAGTCAACGTGTTGTGCAGTACCAAGCCGTGATTCAGATGGCGCAGATGGCCCCTGATATTTATGACTTGCCACAACTGCATCGCCGTATGCTAGAAGTGCTTGGCATTAAGAACGCAGACAAGTTGGTGCCACTGGAAGAAGACCAGAAGCCCACAGACCCTGTGTCAGAAAACCAGAATGTGCTCAAGGGCAAACCACTCAAAGCGTTCATGTACCAAGATCATCAGTCGCACATCCAAGTGCACATGATGTTGTTGCAAGACCCACTGATCCAGCAGTTCATTGGTCAGAACCCACGCGCTCCTGCTATTCAAGCGGCACTCACTGCACACGTTGCAGAACACGTCGGCTACATGATGCGTCAGAAGATTGAGCAGCAACTTGGTATGCCACTACCACCCGAAGACGAGAAGTTGCCACCGAACGTGGAGATTGCTCTGTCTGCAATGATGGCGCAAGCAGCACAACAAGTGCTTCAACAAGATCAGGCCAAAGCCGCACAGATGCAAGCACAGCAGCAGGCGCAAGACCCTGTGGTTCAGATGCAGTTGCAAGAGTTGCAGATCAAGCAAGGCGAGTTGGAATTGAAGAAACAGAAGTTGATGATGGATGCAACCATCGCTACCGACAAGCAAGAGTTGGAAGAGCAAAAGGTCAGCGGTCGTTTGGAACTCGACGCCCTCAAAGTGGGTGCGCAAATCAACGAAAGCAAATCCAAACAGCAGTTTGAGCAGGAACGTGCCGGTATCCAGATGGGTGCTGACATCGCAAAGAACAAAGCTCAGATGGACTTACAAGCCCGCACTGCAGCCTTGCAACGAAACCAACCAAAAACGGAACCTAAATCATGATCCAAGAATTCGCACGTGTATTGCGCGACAAAATACGCACTGACATGAACAACTACGCCGATGACTTGGCGGGGGGTGGATGTCGAACATTCGAGGAATATCAAAAACTCTGCGGGATTATTCAGGGTCTAGCCCTTGCAGAGCGTTACTTACTTGACCTTGCGCAGAAAGTAGAAGATGCAGACTGATTCAGGTTTAATCTTGCCCCCCGGTATTTCGTTACCGCCACACATCCAGCCAGTCGAACAGCCTGACGAAGATGATGACAACGATACAAAAGCTGGCGCACTACCATCCCCCACAGGTTGGAAGTTGCTTTGTGTAGTACCCGAAGTCGAAGCAAAGATTGCAGGTACATCACTAGATCTCGTGAGAGATTCAGCCACTATGCGTCAAGAAGAACACGCCACCACGGTGTTGTTTGTATTGCGTGTAGGCCCCGATGCGTACAAAGACAGCGCCAAGTTTCCTAACGGAGCATGGTGTAAAGAAGGCGACTTCGTGTTAGTGCGTACCTATTCCGGCACAAGATTCAAAATCTTTGGCAAGGAGTTCCGTCTCATCAACGACGACCAAGTTGATGCTGTTGTGCTAGACCCTCGCGGCTTAACCCGCGCTTGAAAGGAAGAAAATGGAACCATACAAGTTTCCCGATGAAATTGAAGATAGTTCATCAGAAAAAGAGAACGAAAGTACCGATATTGAGATAGAAATCGTTGACGATACCCCCGAAAAAGACCGTGGCCGCAAGGCTTTGGATCGTGACGTGGAAGATCCGTCTGACGATGAACTCGATACGTACTCTGATGGCGTTAAAAAGCGCATCAAAGAGCTAACACACGCCCGTCATGACGAGCGCCGTGCAAAAGAAGCCCTTGCTCGTGAAAAACAAGAGTTGGAGCGCATTGCGCAACACATCTTGGAAGAGAATAAACGCCTCAAACAGCACGTAAGCACGGGTGAACAGACTTATTCTGAAACAATCAAGGCAGCAACACATGCTGAGCTTGAAAATGCTAAGCGTAAGTACAAAGAAGCATACGAAGCAGGCGATTCTGATGCTCTGTTGGAGGCACAAGAAGCCCTAACAGACGCCAAAATGCGTGTGGAAGCTGCAAAAAACTTTAAACCGACCCCTTTACAACAAGATGATATTGATGTACAAATCAAGCCATCTCCTCCACCTCGGCCCGAGATCGACGATAAAACCTTGCGCTGGCAAGCAAAAAACCAGTGGTTTGGGCAACCGGGGTATGAAGAATTAACCAGCTTTTCTCTAGGGCTGCATCAAAAACTAGTGAACTCGGGGGTTGACCCTCGCTCTGATGATTACTTCGAGCGCATTGATGCTCGCATGAAATCGACTTTTCCAGAAGTATTTGGGAAAGACGAAAAGCCTAAACCGGTTGATGGCTCTAAGAAACCTGCAACAGTAGTTGCTTCCGCGACACGTTCGTCTGGGGCAAGAAAAGTTGAAATGTCGCCAACGCAAATCGCCTTGGCTAAAAAATTTGGATTGACCCCACAGCAATATGCTGTTGAATTGGCAAAATTGGAGAAACAAAATGGCTGAAACTATTGACCGCATTGCACGTGATTTAAAAACACGCGAAAAATCTGCTCGTGCTGTATACGTACCGCCGAGTAATCTGCCCGATCCACTGCCGCAACCGGGAGTTGTGTTTCGCTGGGTAGCGACACATATTCTGGGACAAGCAGAGGTTACCAACGTGTCACGCAGAATGCGTGAAGGCTGGGAGCCAGTGAAGGCAGAAGACCATCCGGAATTGATGTTGGTAGGTAATGAAAAAACTGGGAATGTGGAAATTGGTGGCCTCATGCTTTGCAAGATGTCAGCAGAAAAAGCCCAAGCCCGTGATGCTTATTACGACCAACAAGCTCAAAACCAGATGGATTCAGTTGACAATAATTTTATGCGTCAAAATGATCCACGTATGCCGCTGTTTGCCGAACGCAAGTCGTCAACAACGCGTGGTGGATTTGGTTCTGGTTCTAAATAAACTTAGGAGTCCTTAAATGGCATCTACCGCTTCTCCCTACGGCCTTCGCGCCGTGAATGAGTTGGGCGGCCTACCATACGCTGGTAGCACCCGTTCATTCTTGATTGACCCAGCGGGTTACAACACGAACATTTTTAATGGTTCGATCGTTGCAATCAATACGTCTGGTTACATTAACATCGTCACCACAAATGGCGATAACAGCACACCATTCCCAGCAGGCACAATCGGCGTTTTCGTCGGCTGCTCCTTTGTGAACGCACAAGGTCAAACAATGTACTCACAGTACTACCCTGCCAACACAGCTTCTGTGAACGGCTCGGCCATTACTGCGTACGTAATTGATGACGACCGCGCTGTCTTCCAAGTGCAAGCTGCCGGTACAATGGCACAGACCACTTTGGGCATGAACGTGTTCTTGAACGCTGTTCAAAGCACTTCAACAGGTTCTACAACCACCGGCAATTCCAATACGGCTGTTAGCACTTCTGCTGCTGCCACATCTGGTTATGCCTTCCGTGTTGTCGGTTTTGCAGACGTTCCCGGATTCTCAACTGTTGGCGACGCCTTCACTGACATCTTGGTCAAGTTCAATCCCGGCGCACATTCATACAGCAACGCCACCGGCGTGGCATAAGGAGTAACTTAAAATGGCAATTTCACGCGCACAACTACTTAAGGAACTCCTCCCCGGCCTGAACGCATTGTTCGGTATGGAGTACGCACGCTACGGCGAAGAGCACAAAGAAATCTACGAAACAGAGAAATCTGAGCGTAGCTTCGAAGAAGAGACAAAGCTTGCTGGCTTTGGTTCTGCTCCCGTCAAGAATGAAGGTTCAGCCATTGCGTATGACAACGCACAGGAAGCCTTCACAGCACGTTACAACCACGAGACTATCGCCCTTGGCTTCTCCATCACGGAAGAAGCTGTGGAAGATAACTTGTACGACAGCTTGTCTGCTCGTTACACGAAGTCTTTGGCCCGTGCTATGTCTTACACCAAGCAAGTTAAAGCCGCATCCGTTATCAACAACGGTTTCAACGGTTCATACTTGGGCGGTGACGGCGTCACTTTGTTCGGCAACAACAGTTCTAACACTCGCGTTGGTCACCCGCTCGTTAACGGTGGTGTGAACTTCAACAGCCCAACAGTTGGTGTTGACTTGAACGAAACCTCTTTGGAAAATGCTGTGATTCAAATCGCTGCATGGACTGATGAGCGCGGTCTGTTGATCGCCGCCAAGCCCCGTAAGATGATTATCCCCCCAGCACTGATGTTCGTTGCTAAGCGTTTGCTTGACACTGAACTGCGTGTACAAACTTCTGACAACGACATTAACGCGTTGAAACAGATGGGTGCAATCCCTGAAGGTTACACAGTTAACCACTACCTGACCGACTCAAACGGCTGGTATTTGATTACTGATGTGCCTAACGGTATGAAGCATTTCGAACGCGTCGCCTTGCAGAACAGCATGGACGGTGATTTCGATACAGGTAACGTTCGTTACAAAGCCCGTGAGCGTTATAGCTTCGGCTGGTCTGATCCTCTCGGTATGTGGGGTTCAGCAGGCGCTTAATGCGTTTGTGAAAAGGGGGCTTGTGCCCCCTTTTCTTTTGGTGTATATTGACTTCATTCCGGGGTTATCCGGTGCATTAGACAGTCCCGGCTGACGACATACAGACTGATGCACTTTACTTGTATGTAAGGACAAATCATGGCAAATTCCACGTTTAACGGCCCAGTGCGGTCGCAGAATGGCTTTCAATCCATCAGCATTAACAGCACTACTGGTGCAGTTACTGTCAACGCTTCGTTTGGCGCAGCCACAAGCGTTACAGATTTGACAACCACAAATCTGGTTTTCACCGATCAAAATCACCCCACAACTGCTGCGATTAACGCAACAGCTACCGCCACCGCAGCGCAAGTTGCTACTGGCTACATCACTTCTACCTCTGCCGCTTCTACAACCATCACGTTGCCCACAGGCACGTTGCTTGGTGCCGCTTTGGGTGCAACCCGTGGCACTGTTTTGGAGTTGTACGTTGACAACACTGCTGGTGCAAGCACTGTGACTATTGCTGTTGCAACTAACGGCATTTTGTCTAGCGCCGCCGCTGACACCCCCGGTAGCTTTGGTGATTTGACTATTGCTTCTGGTGTAACCGGCATTGGCCGCTTTACCATCATGTTTACCAGCGCAACAGCGTACGTGTTTAGCCGTACTGCCTAATCAACCCAAGGGGCTTCGGCCCCGTTTTTAAAGGAGATTGATTATGACGATGCAATATGATGTCAAGTCGCAACATGCGGCTACGTCTGGGTTAATGGTTGCGTACCGTACGCGTTTAAAAGGCGCAGTGATTTTCCCGTTTAGTGCGGCTACGGGCTACAGTACGTTTGTGGATGATACGTCTCTCACAGGTACGTACGCACGTACAACTACGACCGCTACAATTACTTCCGCAAATCAC